CTAGCCAATACTACCAAACTACAAGCTTTGCATATCAAAGATGTACCGCATCATACCTGGAATGGCAAGAGTATCTTTTAAAAGGGGAGTAAACATGTCACACATAAATAAAGACGGGCAATTAATTAAATCATTTACTCAGTTAAATGAGTATGTAATCTACCCAGTAACCCACAATTTAATTGATGTATTTTGGGGAGTTGGATTTATAAATCATGCCAGGTTTAAATGGGGTAACGGTTCTTTTGCTTTATGGAAAAAGAATAAATCACTGCCTAATAACTTAGAGAAAGCCCTTAGCCAATATAAAAGGAGATAGAAATGAAAATTACTATACAAGAGAAGATAAAGAGAATGACTATCATATATTTTTATGCTATTAACCCTAATAAAAGAGAATGCCTATCTTTTGGAGACTCTCTATGGAGCCTTTATTATGACAAGCCTAACGAAGCCAGAATAGCTTACATACTGAAGCATAAGCCCAAAGACGAGCAAACTACACGGCTCAATAATTTCAGGCCAGTAGTAAGCAAGCTACCTGCTGAGATTATCAAGCTGGGGGAAGCTTACGATAAGGCATGGGATGCTTACATAGAGGTGGGGAAAGCTTACAGAGAAGCTATACTAGCTAACACTACCAAACTACAAGCTTTGCATACAAAGGATGTACCGCATCATACCTGGAACGGTGATAGCATATTTTAAAAGGGGAGCATGTATTGATATGAAAGCATTTTTAGAATGTTAGCTTTAGTGGATAGCGATATCCTTTTGTATGAAGTGGGATTTACTACTGAGGACAAAGATGAAGCAGTAGCATTTGCCAGAATGGACGAAAGAATCCATGCTATTCTGGATGCTGTCTCCAGATTCACAGGGGGAAAAGAAGACAACTATTTTCTACCGGAATACCAATGCTACCTCTCTGACAGTAAAGAGAATAACTTTAGGTATAAGATAGATACTACTTATAAAGGCAATCGCACCCAACCTAAACCAAGACACTATGAGGTTCTTAAAGAGTACCTTATAGTAGAGCACGGGGCTAAGATAGCCTATGGTATGGAAGCAGATGATGCTTTAGGGATAGCACAGAACAAGGAGTGGGATAATAGTCCAACTACGGTCATTTGTTCTATTGATAAGGACTTAGACCAAATCCCAGGGTATCACTACTCTTGGCCTATCAACAGAAGTGGTAATGAAATAAGACCAGAGAAGTTCTATCTTACAAGCCCAGATGAGGGGATTCTTTTCTTTTGGCGGCAAATGCTTATTGGTGATACTGCTGATAATATTAAAGGGATAGCTGGTATTGGTAAGGTAGGAGCAGAGAGGCTACTAGATAGCTCTATGTTTGAGAAAGATATGTTAGAGATTGTAAGAGAGAAGTATGAAGACCAATATGGTATAGAAGAGGGGAATCAAAAGATGCTTGCTAACGGAAAGCTGCTTTATATAAAAAGAAAAGAAGATTATGAATGGGTAATTCCCGTTTACGGCAACTATTAAGCGGAAAGAGGTCTAAACTTGAGGAGCGAGTACAAGTCACGCTGGATGCAACGGGATACAAGGTGGAATATGAGCCTGATAGAATCCCTTTTATACAACCTTCTATTAATAGAGCTTATATTCCTGATTTTAAGTTGGGGAAAGACAACTATATAGAAGTTAAGGGTAGGCTTACTCTTGAAGATAGAAAGAAATATATTTGGGTTACACAACAGAATCCACATCTAGTATTACGATTTATATTTGGTAATGGCAAGAACAAACTAACCAAGAAAAGCAAGACTACTTATTTAGATTGGGCAGAACAGAATGGATTCGAGGCAATTGACGTATCCCAACCAGTTCCCAAAAGATGGTTTAAAACAAGGAAATCCCTAAAGGAGGCCGCAAGATGACTGCTAAAAATGATATTACTGGAGACGCTTTAAGAACTAAAGTTCTAAGCGAAGAAGACCAAAAGAAGTTTGATGAGAATTACGATAAGATTTTTGGTAGTAAGTTCCAGCCTAAAGGAAAAATGATACAGCTTGAACTCCCACTAGATGAATATCCAGAAAATAAAAAGGATGCTTAATGAAGATTGCTATTATCCCTGATTGCCAAGTGAAAACAGGTGTTGCTACTTCCTATCTCTCTTGGATAGGGCAGTATCTAGCTGAAAAAAAACCTGATATTATAGTTCAGATAGGGGATTTTGCTGATATGCCTTCTTTATCCTCTTATGATATTGGAAAGAAAGCTTTTGAAGGACGCACATATAAAGCAGACATAGCCGCTGTTAAACTAGCAATGTCCACTCTGATGTCTCCAATTTTAGAGGAACGGGACAGACTTAAGAGAAATAAAGAAAAAGGCTGGAAACCAAAGCTAGTTCTTACTTTGGGAAACCATGAAGATAGAATAGATAGAGCAATTAATCTTGACAGAAAACTTGATGGGCTTATTTCTGTTATGGATTTGGAATATGAAAAGTTTGGTTGGGAAGTTCACCCCTATTTAGAAGTGGTTATTCTGGAAGGTATTGCTTTTAGCCATTATTTTACTACAGGAATCATGGGGAGACCTGTAACTAGTGCTTCTGCTTTGCTCACTAAGAAACACATGAGTTCTATTATGGGGCATGTCCAACATCGGCAGATAGCCTATGGGCAGCGCGCAGATGGACAACAGATGACTGGTATCTTTGTTGGAAGTTGCTATTTACACGATGAGGATTACTTAGGAAACCAAGGTAATAACTACTGGCGTGGAATTTGGATGCTACATGAAGTGAATAATGGGTCATTCGATGAGATGCCAGTAAGTTTAGATTACTTAAAAAGAATTTATGGATAGTAGATTAATAGACCTTATTTGGGCTGCTGGATTCTGGGAGGGGGAAGGTTCTTGTGGGGTTTATAAGACAAACAAAACCTTCAAAAGACTAGTTATGTCTGTTGTTCAAGTTGATGAGGAGCCAATTAAAAAGTTTAAATCTCTATTTGGCGGTTCTAGCACTATTACTGTAAGAGATGGCTTTAAAGATATTTATAAATGGGAGTTAGCTGGGACTAATGCTTATATAATTTTGAAGACATTTCGTCCATACATTATCTCTAAATATAAACAAGAACAAATAGACTCTACTTTGCTTTCTTGGGATGAGTATAGAACTACTCTAGGAAAAACTAAATATATAACAAAAAGATGCAGAACTGGCAAGTATGATGTCTATGAAGTAAGAATTAACGATAATGGTGAGACCAAATTTTTAGGGAGTTTCAGAGACCCATCCCATGCTCTAAATATTTTGTACCTTCATGCAGCTAAAAGGGGACTAGAAATATATGATTACTCTAAAAAATAAGTGTGCTGAATGTGGAAAATGGTTAAGGGATAACAAAATTTTAAACAGAACTAAATTTAAAACGGTGGGGATATAAAAAATGAATAAAGCAGAACTAAAAGAAGAGCTAAGACAGAAAGCATTATCATGGTATGGGATGCATTATTCTTGTAACAATACATTAGAACAATTATGTTCTAGTTTAAGTAGTTGGACTTTAAGGTCAGGATTATTTGACTTAGTCCTTAAACATGGTGTTTTAGATGGGAAATTGGATGAGTATAAAATAGAAAGACGTACTTTAAATAGGAGAAAATAAAATGGAAACATATGACAACTCAAATCGTGGTTCGTTGTGGGTTAACGCAAATAAAAATACATTAAATCATCCTGATTGGATGGGAAGAATTAATGTAAATGGTGTGGATTACTGGCTTAGCGCATGGAAAGGTCGCAATATTACTGGGAAATCTCCAGACATTACCCTGAGTGTGCGGGAAGAGATTGCGGCTTCTCCTGTAAGTCATTTGCCCGCTGATTATGAAGATAGCATTCCATTGTGAGAAAGGCTGTAACGTATAATGATTAATCCGTTCACATTATTAGTTCCTTTTGCTAGATGGTTAAAACTTGGTAGCTATATAGTTGTGCTGCTTGCTGGTTTATATGGTGGATATAAGGTTACATCTAACCACTACCAAGCAAAAGAAGCTAAATTACTGGCAGCACAACTTAAGGAAGTAGCATCACAAGACCAACTTAATAGGGAAGTAATCCAGGCTTATCAAGCTAACTTTGCTACTCTTGAAAGGGTCTATAATAAACTTAAAGGAAAGGTATATGATAAACCTCTTACGAATGTTCCTTGTAGTATCACTGCTGATGCTGCAAGGTTGTGGAACGATAGCCTCTTTGCAAAAGAATCTATGTCCAAGGATTCCACAGGAGTTACTACAAGTGGAGGAGCCGGAGCCACTATTGAGCAACTCTTCAACAATGCCATTATCAACAACGAAAAAGCCGCAAAAAATAGAGAAAGACTAAAGGCCATCAAGGAGTGGGACAGAAAAACTTATGGTGACTAAGGAATTTTGTGAGCATGAACTAGAACGCTGGAATTATCTTCTAAACTTAGAAGAATATAAAAATTATCCCAGTTGGAAAATTTCTTGCACTTATATTATAAAAATGATAGACAGTCGTTTGGAAAAATTTATTAAATGATTTTATGTGAATTAAAAGAACGTTTAGCAGAAAGGGTAGATGAAATCACTCTAATGGAATTACTTAATATAACCTCTGAGGATTTAGTTAATGCATTTGAAGATAGAATCATAGAGAAATTCGAAGAGTTGAATGAAGAATATGAAGATTGACTATGGAAATTAATAGATTCAAAACTACATTTGCAGAGAACATTTTCAAGCAAAAATATGCTCAGGGGCAAAACGATAGTTGGGACGAGCTAGCAGAACGTCTTGTAGAAGATGTATGTGGTAGTAGGGGTGGGACTCTTCCTGTATTAATGTGTGATAGTGAAAGAGACCAACTTATAGAATATATTAAAGAAATGAAGTTTATTCCAGGGGGTAGGTATTTATATTATGCTGGAAGACCTTACAAAGCTTATAATAACTGTTATCTCTTAAGAGCAGAGGAAGACACTAGGGAAGAGTGGAGTGCAGTAACTTGGAGAGCCATGTCTTGTCTAATGACTGGTGGTGGTATCGGCATAGATTATTCCAGATTAAGACCACAAGGTAGACTACTACACCGCACTGGAGGGAAAGCCTCTGGAGCTATTCCTCTTATGTATGCTATAAATGAGATAGGCCGTAATGTAATGCAGGGAGGAAGTAGACGGTCTGCAATATATGCTTCTCTTAATTGGCAGCATGAAGATATTCCCATATTTCTTAAGTGTAAAAACTGGGTAGACCAAGTTATACATGAAGGCTATACAGTAGCAGATGCTAAAAGGGACAATTTCAACTATCCAGCACCAATGGATATGACAAATATCTCAGTAAACTATGATGATGCTGCTGGTGAGTATGTAGAAATAAATCATGGGGAGTATAAATTCCAGTTTAATGAAACGAATCCAGTTTTCTTGGAAAATGTCAGACAAGCGATGATGACGGGGGAACCTGGTTTTAGTTTTAATTTCGGGGAGAAGCAAAATGAAACTCTTAGAAATGCCTGCACCGAGGTCACTAGTGAAGACGACAGTGATGTGTGCAATCTTGGCAGTATCAATATGGGAAACATTGAAAGTAGAGAAGAGTTTCAAGATATTGTTACCCTTGCGAGCAAGTTCTTGGTTTGTGGTACACTTAGAGCAGACTTGCCCTATGATAAAGTATACAGCGTTAGAGAAAAAAATAGAAGGCTCGGACTGGGTCTTATGGGAATTCACGAATGGTTGTTACGAAGAGGAATGAAATATGAAGTCACACCAGAACTTCATCAATGGTTGGAAGTGTATCGTGATGAAAGTAAGAGAGCCGCAGACGAACATTGTGACCGCTTCTATATTAGTCATCCTATTGCTTATCGTGCCATTGCACCTACAGGTTCTATTGGTATTCTTGCTTCAACTACAACTGGTATTGAACCTTTATTTGCTATTGCCTACAAAAGACGCTATCTCACAGAAGGAACAAAATGGAAGTACGAGTATGTTATTGATGCTACTGCTGATAGGCTTATCAATGAATGCGGTTTGCAGTCTAATGAAATTGACACAGCTTATAAACTAAGCCATAACTATGAACAAAGAATCAAATTTCAAGCAGACATACAAGATTATGTTGACATGTCAATTTCGTCAACAATCAACCTGCCAGCTTGGGGAACTAGAGGAAATGGTGAGCATGATGTTCAGACCTTCGCTGGAATCCTTGCGAAATATGCACCCCGCCTTAGAGGATTTACGTGTTACCCTGATGGTTCAAGAGGTGGGCAACCTATAACAGAAGTTGATTATGAGGAAGCTTTAAAACATAAAGGAGTAGTATATGATGAGATAGATAT